TCCCAACCGTTTTCCTTAATACGGTTCATATATGGAACAGAAAGAATATACTGGAAGTCATCAACTACCAATAACTTCTTCCCGGCTGCTGCCTGTTCCTTCATAAATTTGCAAATCTTGCGTGATTCAACCTCACTGTTCAGCATTGTGAACTTACCCTTGAACGGTAACGGTTTACCAACCGGGTTCACAACGGCAGTTGTTGCAGGATCACAATTTCTCATACTGGTACTTTTTCCTGTACCTGATTCACCCATAACCAAGAGCATCTGTGCCATGTTTATTTATCTCCTTTCTTGAATAAGCCCATTAACTTAGTGAAAAGATTGCTTTTCTCTTTCATTACTTTCTGCTGTGACACTTTCAAAATCTGTCTGTTCTGAAAATATTCAGCGGTTGCAACACTGTTTCTGTAACTTCTGTGACTTCTCTGTTTGTGTTTCTTTGCACTACTCATTGATTTCATCCTCACTTTCTTTGATAACAACCTGTAATCTTGTATTATTATGCAGTGGTGTAACCTCTACTGTATAACCGTTTGCCAACAGGATTCCTACTAAATCCTGATATGCTGATGTGATTCTTGTACCCTCGATTTCAATACAGCCACGCAATCTTGACATTTTACTGAAAAAGTCATCATTTGCAGCATCAACAACACTACGCATATCATTCAGCATATATTTCAGTTCATCACGCTCGTCTTTCAAATTTCTATTTTCTTCTTTCAGCTTTGCAACTTCTGCTTCAAGAACTTCATAACTGTTTTTATTCTTCTTCATTATTTTCACCTTCCTCTTTTACTTCATCGGTTGTTTCTTCCGGCTTCACCTGATCATCGAATCTGTCAAGTTTTCCGACTTCAAGAAACTGTGCTGACCAAAAATCTGCAAAATGAATGATCACCTGCAATGGTTCTTCATGACCTTTCAGATCATATGCAAGACTACCATAAGCACCATCATGATAGAAAATAGCGTGTTCTTCTTCCTCTGTCAGATCAATGTAACGTGCTGCCAGTTCAACCGATCTTAAAGGGTGGTCAATATGGCACAAATCAGAACTGATCTTGTACGGTTTACTTTCTGATCTCTTATACTTCTGTTCAGGATTTTTTTTGGTCGGTCTACCATCCTGTATCATGTTTTCAACATAATAAGGACTTCCATAACGTCCACACTTACCAAGGTCGTGTAATGCTGATGCAATGATCACGCTGTTATGAATCTTGTTATATGCTTCACTTCCAAGCAGTGTAAGACCGATCTTTTCAGCGTACTGCATGACGTTCACTGTATGCTCTAACAGTCCACCATCTTTACAGCAGTGATTTCCACCGGACGCAGGGGCATCATAAAAACCAAGTTCTTCGATGAAGTCAAGTAAAGCTTCTATACCCTCACGACCTGTTGCCATCAGACAACCTTTGAAATACTCAATCTGTTTTTCTCTTGTCATTGTTAAATCTCCTTTTCTTCTAACTTTATTTTCCACCGCTTCTGTTCTTCAATATTGGAAAGATACCAAGCGTTAGATTTTGATTTGTGTTCATTGAACCATTTGAACTCTTCAAAGTCCTTTGGAAATAGTAAAATACCATATCCCCCTGATTCTCTTATTTTCCTTAAGTGATAAAGCTGTATCAGTGACGGTTCACCGTTGTCTGCCTTGACTTCAATACCAAGAAAACAGCCGTCTGAACTTACCAGTAAATCAGGAATACCGCTTTTTGTGTAAGCTGCACCACCCCAGTATTTGAGCCACCAACAACCGTATTCATCTAAGTATTTTTTAACCCGGTTTTCAAAATTCTTTTCTGCTGCCACATTAACCACCTAATTTCAGTATCATAAGTCCAACCATTTAATCACCTAAACAAATCATTCCCGGCATCATTAAAATCACACCTATTACAATTTCTTTCATGTGAGCTGTCACCGGTTCATATATATGCATTTCAACAGCATAATCAGATGCACCGACCGCACCAACAATTAAGAAAAATCCAATAATTGCCATAATTCCGAATACCTTATCAAGTATTGAACAATTCATCAGTTAGTTCCTTTCCTTCCTGCAATGCTGCAAGATTCCTTTCTTCAAAACTTCCCTTTACCAGTAGGTAATAGTAGTAACATGGTCTGTTCTGACCAATTCTGTGTATACGCTTCTTTGACTGTTCCCAAAGATCACAAGACCCTTTTCCAAGTGGCAACGTAAAGTACACAATCTTATTTGCTTTCTGATAGTTACCACCCATTGCCCCTGCTTGGTACTGAACAAATGTGACACTGTTATCTACACATTCATATGCATACATTGAACGTCCTGAACCATTTACAAAACTGACTTCCCTGTTGAGTGATTCGCATATTTTTCTAAGTCTTGTCAGTTCTTCATTGAAGTTATAAAACACAATCAACCGATCTTCTGTTGATTCCAGTAAGTCCCTGAATGCTTCCAGTTTTTCCTTATGCCATTGACCGCACAGCTGTCTGCAATATAATGTTTTGGTTAGGCTATTATCACCGATCAACTCAACCCTTGGTGTCACATCTTCACCTTCAAAATCTGAATCATCTTTGAATCTGACTAAGTTCCTTGTATCAAGTTCCAAGTAATTGTGTTTGATGAAAAACTTATATTCATTTGTGATCTTCAAGAAAATTTTCTGTTCAGTCTGTTCAGGCAGTTCAATCACATCTTCTGTTTTCATGAATACTGCACCAAACTGTGTAAGTCTTTTCTTCAAATGCTCAACGTGCTTATATCCTGTGATTACTTCTTTCTTGTACCCATCACCGTTTTCAATCCATTCCGTCTGAACATAGGAAGCATAAAAGGCTTTCTTGTTAATGTCCCAACCTAACAACTTAAGCTGTGACCACAACCGTTCATACTTTCCTGCGGTTGGTGTACCTGACAGCAAGATCACGCTTTCCGGTTGTAACTTCAATATGAATTTTGACCGTTTAGCGTTTTCGTTGCATATAAGGCTTGATTCATCAAGTAACAATGTAAAGTCGGTTATATGGGCTATATACTTACGTCTGAATACCAAATCATAATTGATTACACCGACAATCTGAATGTTCTGATCATACAGGTCTTTGGTTTCAACCAGTGTACGGAAGTTCACACCTTCACTTTTCTTGGTCAAGTCCATAACCCTGTATTCAGGATAATATGTTTTCATGTGATCAACCCAATCATCAATTTTTGATTTTTGACATACAATCAAATTTACAGTATTGTTCAGCAAATACATTTTTTCAGCACCTACAAAAGTCTTACCAAGTCCCATATCTAAGTAATAAGCACACCTGTTTTTATCATCAGTCAGGTTCAGCACTTCTTCCTGATGGGGCATGAATTGAAGATCATTCATCTACCTTAATACCTGTACACTGTTCAAAGATTTCAGCATCAAAGTTTGGTATTGACTTAATGTGATTCTTCTGAAGGTCTGATAAGCTGCCCCACCATAACTGACCACATTCTGATTCATCAAGCACTTTGAGGTAACCGCCTGTTGTTTCATAGGTTGGATTTGCTACCTTTTCTTCATCAGTCATATCTTCTTCATACACCCATTCAACAACGTCTTTTGGTATTCGATTCAGTAAATATCTTGCATCTGAATCTATCCATTCACGATATGTCATATCTGACGGCTTATTGAACAGCATAATCTTCGGTTCTTCTGTATTAAAACAACCAGTATTAAAAGACGATTTGTTCCACTCCCCGGTGTTGCAGTTCCCGGTGTTCCTGTTCCCGGTGTTGCAGTTCCCGGTGTTGCAGTTCCCGGTGTTCCTGTTCCCGGTGTTCCTGTTCCCGGTGTTCCTGTCCCCGGTGTTCCTGTTCCCGGTGTTCCAGTTCCCGGTGTTCCAGTTCCCGGTGTTCCAGTTCCCGGTGTTCCAGTTCCCGGTGTTGCAGAGTCCTGTGCAATCCTTTCCAGTATTTACGATTGTCAAAAGTTCTTGCCAAGGAATTTCACGCACGATCTGAATTTTGTTGGTGCATGATTTCTTACCGTCTGTATCTACTTCACCAAGTGCAATAACTTCTGCAACTTTATTTTTAGAATTAAAACTGTAATAGCTGAAACAGTCAGCAGCTTTTTTACAAAAATGAAAACCTCTATCACAACAGCTTGGCTTAACATCTTCTTCAAAGATTTTTCCTACCTCATACTGAAAACCTCTACAAGTCCAGTCAGGATTGAATACTTTATAACCTTTAACTTCACTCATTTTCTTTCACCTCTCTATACTGTAATTCCTTCGATTTCTGCAAAACGTCTTGCATTGATGAAGTACACCCATCTGTTGTCAGATGTATGAATACCGTAACCCCAAGGGAAAACCCCTTGCTGTAAGCCCTTACGAACTGTGTTGTGGTTCATCTGTAACAGCTTTGCAGCCTTTTCCACATCTAACCGGGGAATTACCCCATTTTTCAATTCAGCAGTTGGAAGTACAACCACCTGTTCATCAGATTTTGAAAAGTAATCTGATTCAAGTCCAAGTGCTACTGCAATAGCACTTTGAACATCTTCTGACGGTATCTGTTTACCTGAAAGGTACTGACTGACAGAACCTTTACTTTTTCCCGTCATACCGCACACCTGACGCTGATTCAGGTGTAATTCTTGCATAGCCTGTTTTAACTTTTCACTGAATGTCATTCTGTTTCACCTGCCTTTGGAAACTTATTATTGTTGTACTGTCTTAATAAATGAACTACAACTGAACCGTCTGAACACTTTTCTTCACTTACTACTTCATAAGCTTTCTTTCCATTTTTCAAATCATGGTAGAACGTCAGATACTCCATTTCGCTGTCAAACTTGATCTTTTGCTCAATCCATGCTTCTAAAATCTTTTTCATTGCATTTTCTCTCACTTTCTGCTACTATGTAGCTGAATTGGTATTTGCATTGTCCTGTAAGAACTGGTACTTCTTATGGGACTTTGTTTTTATTCTCTGACATTCCTTTTTCTTTTAGGTGTCAGGAAATCTTCATCTTTACCAAGTGCGGCACAAATATTACTTCTGTTCACTTCAAGTGGTTTGTGATTTCCCTTAATCCAGCTCATTATGGCTGTTACACTAACGGATGCCTTTTTCGCAAGTGTCGGTAAATCAATCCCCTGCATACTCATTTCCAGTAACATCTTTGTTGTGTCAATCTCTACAGCCTGTGGTAAATATTCAGCACATTTCCTTTTTGGTTTCTCAGCTTTTGCAACCTCAATACTCTCTGTAGTCTTTGTTTCCCCATCGTCAATGTTTGGAACAACATTTCTGAGAATGTTGAGTACATAGGAACGATTACCTTCCAAGCATCCTGCCATGATCTCAGCACACTTGATTAACTTATCTGTAGCAACTACTACCGTGGGTACATTACTTTCAATGATCTCCTGCATCGCCTGTTCTTCTGGTTCTGCTCTTGCTCTGAAATAACTGTCAACCAGTTCTCTCTGAACTTTCCATGCAAGCTCATCTGTGAATGACTTTACCAACATCAGGTATCCTGTCTCAGTGATCAGGATCACTTCACTGGGAATACCGCCCTGCGGTCTTGTAATACCAAGCGTCCGTATTTCGGACGGCCGTGTAACCCTGTAAAAATCAACAGTTTCTATGAAGTGTTTCCTGTTATCGTTGAATCTTTTTCTTGCACTGCCACTCACTCTCTGATGTACTGTATCAACATCTCTGAGTGTGACTACTCTCTGACCCATGTACTCTTTAATTTGTATTTGAGTCCCCTGAATCATCATTGTTTCCATTACTCTCTCCTTTCTCATTCTTATTTTTCTTATTGTCAACAGCACCTTCACTTTTTCCTAAAAAATAACCTTTATCGAATTCAGACATATTAGGAATAGCCTTTGCTATTGTTTCAAGGATCTTTTTTTCTTTCTCTGACATGTATTTCACTTCCTTTCTGTGTTGTGATATACTCTCTGTTAGAGAGGGGGTGTTGTTATGGAACTAACCAAAAGAGAACATGACATTTTGTATGACTGGATTACTTTTAACCTGATTCCCATTAAATCCTTCAACGATAGAAAAACTTCCTACGGTTTGAAACATATCTTTGAAGCAGATGAATGTGGTTTCTATGTCACCAATGACGATTTCAAAGAAGTCATGGTTGAACACGGTTTTAAAGTGAGAAATCCAAACGATATTAATTGGATTTTCAATATTTCCAGCCGGTCACCAGCCTTTAGGAAATAGTCCCTGACATGTTGGGTATCATGTTTTCGAGTGGATTTTTCAAGGTAATTTCATAAGTATCAAAGTCCTCTACTGCATGATACCCAGCATTAGTCAATACTTTTAAAAGTGTTGTTTTTCCAGTCTGCTGTTCTCCACGGATGATGATTGTCTTTCTACTTTTCAGAGCATCTTTCAATTTTTCAGCTTCCTGCTTTCCAAGTAATTCTCGTAAGTAGTTACTGAGTGTCACGTTTTTATCACCTCTCTTTCTTTGAATTTTTCAATTATCATTTCATTCATCAGCCACAAAGTACTGTGTCCTCTCGCTCGTTGATTCTTCCGTTTAACTGCTTCTTGGTTAAGGAGTAAAGTCACTATTGGTTAGTGCTGAAATGTTTTCTTCAATTAGTACAAATCACTTTGCTTTCTTGTCCTACAGTTCCTACTTTCTTCAACTGTTTTGCCGGATCATGTTTATTCTGCACTCACTCTATCTGATGTCTCAGCCTGACCACCACGTCACTTGTGAGCCGCCCTATCGCTTCATCCGGTCTTTCCTGCTTGCTTTGTTGCTGTTGAGATAATGATACATCTCAGAAGCAATAATGTCAACACTTTTTTGTTGTTCTTGTGATATTTTATTGTCTATGAGATATTTTATATTGTCTTTCTTATGGAAATGATGTATAATTAGTAACAGAAAGTGAGGTGAGAAAATTGAACGAACGTCTAAAGAAATTAAGAAAAGCGTTAGATCTGACTCAACAGGCATTTGCCGATAAAATCGGAATGAAGCAAAACACTATTGCTCAATATGAAATGGGGCGTACAGTCCCTAGTGATGCGATTATCTTTTCTATTTGCCGAGAATTTAATGTTAATGAAGACTGGTTGAGAACAGGTAAAGGAGATATGTTCTTAAAACTTAGTAGAAAAGATCAATTAATCCTGTGGGCAAGTACCGCACTTGAAGAAGAATCAGAAGACTTTCGAAATAGATTCGTAGATGCTTTATCTAAATTAGATGTAAATGATTGGGAAGTATTAGCGAATATAGCAGAAGTGCTTGCAAGACAAAAAGAAAAGGACTAGTTTTCCTAGTCCAAATAAGCCTTGATAAGGCGATATAAACAATATAATTGTGTTTTAGAAGCCTTATCAAGCATTTCAATAATGAGTTTTTTGTAATCCATATGTAAGCCCTCCGTTCCCAGCAAAGAACACGATCGAAATTCCCTAAGTACATGATACATCATCACTTAAAGGAAATCAATATTTTATTGAACATTTGTTCTATTGTCGTTTGTTTTTCGTTATACTCATTATAACGCTTTACCGCAGGAAATGGCTAATATATGGAAAATCGTCCGGTTAATCGGACATTTATTTTATAGGGGAATCAAACAGGTCTGTGACGTGGCAATTAAGCCCATATGCCAGTTGTTCCAGTGTCTTAATCTTAGGGTTCGACTCTTCGCCCATATCCTCATATATGGTCGATTTCGGAACACCTGACATAATTGACAGTTGTCTTACAGATAGATTCCTTTCATACATGATCTGTGACAATAATATCTTCATATGGTTATTGTTCCCGGATATCAAGAAAATTATAAGAGAGGTTTTTGAAATGGGATATTTAAATTTATTCAAAAAAGACAAACCTAACAAAAAACCAGAACACACCCCACCATCACTACAGATTGAATGGGAAGAGGTAGGAGACTCTGATACCACAGAGGATGATGCTGATCTTCCTTTTGGTTGGGTCGCACACAATAAAGAATTTATCGAACCGATAGAAAAAGAATTTTCGTACTTTATGAACATCTGGATTGATGCAAGAAATAAGTCACCAAAAGAATTGTACTCTGCTTTAAAGTCATTTGTTCGTTATATGGAAGATGTAAAAAGGCTGTGTTCATCTAAAGGTAAAAATTTTGAACGTTGGTGTAATACGATACTGATAAAGGATGAATATTTCAACATACGTAAAGAAGAATTAGAAGATTTATCAACAAAGTGGGCTGAAATGCAAAAAGAATATGAGCTCAAACAAAAGTTACTTTCTACGCTTCCAGATGATTTGATGGATTTTCTTAATGATAACAACGGTATTCTACAATCAGATGTATATAAACATTTCAGACCTGCAGTAAAATCTGAAATTCAGTCATTATTGTACGAATGGGGTGAAACCGGGAAAATCAAAAAAGAAAAGTCGGGTAGATCATATAAGATAACAGTTTAATTGTAATTTGTTACAGTTACACTTAAAATCTATATTCTATATATTTTATATCTTATACTTTTTTTTATTTTTTACTCATATAAGCGTTATATAAAGAATTTATCTGTTAATGTAACATCTGTAACAAGATTGATTTTAAGCTATTTTTATCTGTAACACCAACCGTAACTAAAGCGTAACCAAGTGTAACCAGTTAAAAAAGACCCCAACCGTTGCAGCGGTCAGGGTCAGCAAAACCAAACCAAAGGAATGAAATGATTTGGACTATGCAAAAACCATTATAGCATTCATTCCTTATGGTTTCAATGAAAGGAAGTGCTATTTATGCAAGGTGGAGTAAGAAAAAGAGGTACAACATGGTCATATTATTTTGACCTTGGAAAAATTGACGGTAAAAGAAAGAAAAAAGAAAAAGGTGGCTTCAGAACCAAGAAAGAAGCTGAACAGGCATTGACTGCTGCTATAAATGAATATAATAATGCCGGGACTGTATTTGAACCGACAGAAATAACGGTTGCTGATTACCTGAATCAGTGGTTTGATCTGTACTGTAAGACCAACCTTAAATATAATACCCAAGTAGGGTATTTAAGAATCATTCAAGGGCATCTAATTCCAAAATTTGGTATGTATAGATTAAAAGCAATCACTCCGGCAATATTACAGGAATATGCCGTTGAACTGAAAATGAACGGTAATTCAAAAAGTCATTTAGTGGGTATTTTGTCTGTATTCAGTGCAGCACTGAATTATGCAGTTGAGCCAATGCACTATTTACAGTCTAATCCCATGCAGTATGTAAAATTTCCAAAGGTTGAGAAAAAACCACGTGAACGAATTATATTGACCTTAGATGAATGGGGTCAGATTCGTGACAGATTCCAAAATACACGGTACTATATACCTTTAATGATTGGATTTTATACAGGCCTACGAATATCAGAAACCTTTGGTCTTACTTGGGATGATATTGATTTTGATAAAAGAAAAATATCTGTAAATAAGCAGATTGTAAAACGTAACTTTGGGGCAGATGTAAGAAAGGTCGTTGAAAAGAAAGGTAAGAAAGAACAGCGTTCATCTTGGTACTTTACTACACCAAAAACATTTACTTCTGTTCGTGAAGTCCCTTTTGGTGAAACACTATATCAGGCATTGAAAAAGGAAAAAGCTGAACAACTCAAGAATGAAATGAAGTATGGTGAATATTACACGATTCATGTCAAAAAGATTGAAACTGATGAAAAAGGTAATGACATGATCAGGGTTGTACCAATACAAAAATGTGTTGAAAGTCCTTTACAGCGTATCAGATTGGTTTGTATTGATGAAAACGGTCAGTATACTTCTACTGATTCA